TAACATCTATCAGTCAGGGTGATCTCATATACGCGTCAGCGGATAGCACATTGCAAACCCTAACATTGAGTGCCACCACTGGACACGTTTTAAAGGTTTCTGCGGCTGGAATACCTGAATGGGCGGCGGAAACGGGTGGAAGTGGTGGAAGTGGTACAAGCCCTGGAGACGTTACAAGGATCGAGGAACTCGAAACCTCTAATACGGCTATTTGGTCTAACCTGGCTTCTAATGTCGTGAGGATCGAAGAACTCGAAACCTCTAATACGGCTATTTGGTCTAATTTGGCTTCTAATGTCGTGAGGATCGAAGAACTCGAAACCTCTAATACGGCTATTTGGTCTAACTTGGCTTCTAATGTCGTGAGGATCGAGGATCTTGAAACCAATGGAATAATTTCAAATTCTTCGAGTATAACATCTATCAGTCAGGGTGATCTCATATACGCGTCAGCGGATAGCACATTGCAAACCCTAACATTGAGTGCCACCACTGGACACGTTTTAAAGGTTTCTGCGGCTGGAATACCTGAATGGGCGGCTGAAACGGGTGGAAGTGGTGGAAGTGGTACAAGCCCTGGAGACGTTACACGTATCACAAACCTCGAAACCTCTAATACGGCTATTTGGTCTAACTTGGCTTCGAACGTTACAAGGATCGAGGAACTCGAAACCTCTAATACGGCTATTTGGTCTAACTTGGCTTCAAACGTTACAAGGATCGAGGAACTCGAAACCTCTAATACGGCTATTTGGTCTAACTTGGCTTCAAACGTTACAAGGATCGAGGAACTCGAAACCTCTAATACGGCTATTTGGTCTAACTTGGCTTCAAACGTTACAAGGATCGAGGAACTCGAAACCTCCAATACGGCTATTTGGTCTAACTTGGCTTCAAACGTTACAAGGATCGAGGAACTCGAAACCTCTAATACGGCTATCTGGTCTAACTTGGCTTCTAATGTCGCCAGGATTGAAGATCTGGAAACGAATGGGATAATTTCAAATTCTTCGAGTATAACATCTATCACACAAGGTGATCTCATATACGCATCAGCGGACAGCACATTACAAACCCTAACATTGAGTGCCACCACTGGACACGTTTTAAAGGTTTCTGCGGCTGGAATACCTGAATGGGCAGCTGAAACGGGTGGAAGTGGAAGCGGTACAAGTCCCGGAGACGTTACACGTATCACGAACCTCGAAACCTCTAATACGGCTATTTGGTCTAACTTGGCTTCAAACGTTACAAGGATCGAGGAACTCGAAAATGCGGGGATATCCGGTCCACTCGTTTATCAACAACAACTAATTGACCCTAATGCAAATACAGGTGATGAGTTCGGTAGCATTGACATTTCATCCGACGGGATGTATGCTATAGTTGGAGCATATGGCGATGGCGCTGGGGGGAATAATAATTCGGGTGCGGCTCATATTTTTGTCAGGTCTGGTTCGGGAAGTAACCCGTGGGTCTACCAGGATGAACTGCTAGATCCTAACGCATCTGCTGCCGATGCGGATTATCTCGGTGAAAGTGTCGCTATTTCAGACGATGGGATATACGCTGTAGTTGGAGCATTCTTTTCGAATAATAGGGCGGGTGCGGTACATATTTTTACCAGAAATACAACAACTAATGTATGGACACATCAACAGGAATTAGTCGGTTCTACGACAATCGCACGTGATGAGTTCGGTAGAAGTGTAGACATTTCTGGTGATGGAACGCTTGTCATAGTCGGTGCGAGATTGTGGCATGACGGAACCAAATCTGATGCCGGAGCAGCTTATGTTTTCGTCAGGTCTGGATCTGGGAGTAACCCGTGGACCCAAGAGCAGCAGCTGACTGAACCGAATAAGAAAACATATGATAATTTCGGTAGCGGTGTCGCCATTTCTAGTGATGGAATGTACGCTATAGTCGGGGCAGATGGTGACGATGCTGGGCGGGTGTCACCCTTTACGGAGGTTGGCAACGTGGGAGCGGCTCATATTTTTGTCCGGTCTGGAAGTGGGAGTGCCATGTGGGTACACCAACAGGAGATATATAACCCGACCGAGATTGTAAATGATAATTTCGGTAAGAGTGTAGGTATTTCAAGTGATGGGATGTACGTTATAGTTGGAATACCTGGCGATGATGCAGGGGGGGGTCAGGCGGGGGCAGCTCAGGTTTTCATTAGGTCTGGAAGTTCGTGGAGCATGCAAGCGGAGTTAGTCGACCCCAACGCATCTGGGAATGATAATTTCGGAGAAAGGGTAGCCATTTCTGGTGATGGATTACACGCTGTCGTCGGTGCCTATGGCGATGACGTTCCTAATAAGTCTGAAGCAGGTGCGGCTCACACTTTCACAAGATCTACGACTACATGGTCACATGCAAACGAGTTACTTGACCCAAATCCATCAGCGGGCGCAAATTTTGCTAGGAGTGGTGTATCTATTTCTAACGGTGGAACATACGTCGCGATCGGGGCTTCGAGAAAAGGTTCAGTAGGTGAAGCTCACATATTCAACGCTCCGATCATATTAGATAGTGAACGTATCACGAATCTTGAAACCTCTAATACGGCTATTTGGTCTAACTTGGCTTCGAACGTTACAAGGATCGAGGAACTCGAAACCTCTAATACGGCTATTTGGTCTAACTTGACTTCGAACGTTACAAGGATCGAGGAACTCGAAACCTCTAATACGGCTATTTGGTCTAACTTGACTTCGAACGTTACAAGGATCGATGAACTCGAAACCTCTAATACGGCTATTTGGTCTAACCTGGCTTCTAATGTTGCACGCATAGCAGCACTTGAAAGTGGTGGTGGAAGCGGTACAAGTCCCGGAGACGTTACACGTATCACGAACCTCGAAACCTCTAATACGGCTATTTGGTCTAACTTGGCTTCTAATGTCGCGAGGATTGAAGATCTGGAAACGAATGGGATAATTTCAAATTCTTCAAGTATAACATCTATCAGCCAGGGTGACCTCATATATGCATCAGCAGATAGCACATTACAAACCCTAACATTGGGTACCACCACTGGACACGTTTTAAAGGTTTCTGCGGCTGGAATACCCGAATGGGCAGCTGAAACGGGTGGTAGTGGTGGTGGGCAATGGGCAATCGTAAACACGAACGATATCCATTATTCAACTGGAAATGTTGGGATAGGAACGACTACACCGACAGCAAATCTCGACGTGATAGGATCTACAATGGTGAGTAATGCTGTCACGATAGGTACAATAAAGACATTCATAGTGACGGTCGATGTAAATGTCAAATACCAGATCAACGGTGTAGATCGACCTTCATTAGAGTTACACCAGGGTCAGACGTATATATTTGATCAGTCAGATAGCACCAATGGAACCCACCCCATCGCATTTTCTACGGCATATACCGGATCATCGAGTTCATATACTACGGGTGTCACGAGTGTGGGTACACCCGGAAACCCTGGAGCTAAGACGACATTCGTCGTACCATTAAACGCTCCGTCTTCGATTTATTACTATTGCACGGTTCACGGAGCTGGAATGGGGAGTAGCACCGCATCATCTATCTCATCGACCGCGGAACTCTTCGTATCGGGGCGGGTTGTTTCTACAGGTCTCGAGATTACAGGGACTGAGGGTGTTATTCTAGGAGGTGGTACCACAGCTGAGAGGCCGACATCAGCGGTTCTAGGAACAGTTCGTTATAATTCAACAACGGGGTTCATGGAAGCGTATACCGCTCAGGGGTGGGGAAGTATCGCCCAACCACCGTCAGTCTCTGGTATTTCACCGGTGAGTGTTCTTCTCGCTAATACAGGAACACAAGTGTTCACGGTTACCGGTGGGGGGTTTACTTCTGGATCGACTGTACACCTTGTGGGTGCAGATGGAACCGAATATACGGTGTTTGATACCACGATTGTGAGTGCGACGCAAATGACATTTAAAATGGGTGTAGATGGGGCTACGGGTGGATATGATAAGGCGCAGCGACCTTATACAGTTAAAGTTGTATCAAGTTCGGGTCTCACGGCATTGAGCTCTGCTACGATTGGGTTCGGTGGTCTTGGTTGGACTTCGCCAGCAAATAACGCCACGTTGAATTACGTAGAGGGTACTTCATCTACGGAAACCCTTGTCGCTACAGATGATTTAGGTGGGAGTGACGTGACGTTCAGCATTGTTAGCGGAACACTGAATGGTCTTAGTTTAGGTTCAGCGACCGCATCTCCAGCTACTTTTGGGGGAAGTGCCACTGGGGTCGCTACAAATTCCGTAGTATTTCGAATTACGGATAATGTCAGTGGGGCAACCGCTGATAGAACCTTCAGTATTAATGTGACCGGAGGTGCCCTATACCCCTTTACGTCTCACACGTTTGTTCATCCGTCAGGAGTTACAACATACGAGAGTGGCCCTACATTAAGCCAAACGAAAGCTGAGTATAATACAACGGTATGGTATAACAATACAGCATGGTTTGACCATTTAGATAGTGGTGTAAAGCGAGGATTCCAAATATGGACGATCCCCGCAACTGGGACGTATCGTATTACCGCTAAGGGTGGGCATGGTGGGAGAACTATTGATGATAGTGGTAGTGACGGTGCGAGTGTCACGGGAGACTTTGTGTTCGCTCAGTCTGATAAAATAGCTATTGTTGTGGGAGAGGCTGGGGGGCATAGGTCATTAGACCCGAACTCTGGAGGTGGAGGTGGAGGTGGTTCTTGGGTCATGAGTGAAGACCTCGCGACATTATACATGGTCGCTGGTGGAGGTTCTGGGGGGATAAAAAGAGATGGATATAATAATGTACGAAAGGCTCGCAACGCTAACGGCGCTTCACAGGGTTCATCTACTACAGGTGGTTCTGGTGGCCAGTTTGCTGGTGGTGGAGCGGGGTGGACAACTGATGGAGCTAATGGTTCTAGTGCAAGTTCCGGTGCGTCCGGAGGTACAGCGGTTACAAATTCATCTAAACCCTTGTGGGGTGGCTCTCCTGGATATAGCTATCTAGAGGGTAGAGGTGGTTTTGGTGGTGGTGGTGGAAGTGGAGGTCAGGATGGTGGTGGGGGTGGTGGATATAGTGGAGATAATTATAATAATTCGTTAAACACCGTTGGCACCTATACGGGTGCGGGTCCAGGGAGTACATCATTTATAAGCACTTCTGCAACAAACCGAACATTTAATGGTAATCACACTGCAAATCACGGGTCCGTTTACATAGAATTATTACCTTAAAAAATGTAAATGTATAATATATGCTTGCCCAAGTTTTAGAAATTATGGCCCCGGGTATGGCTTATACGTCTGACGGTACTACATGGGAAAGTGTTGTTTTTGAGGACGCGACGTTTATAAAGAATAATTTTGTATATGAGAGCACACTCTACGAACTCACGAACGCTGAGGCAAACAAACTGTTTCGCGAGAAACGAAATACCCTTCTCGATCAGAGTGATAAATATGTAACCCCAGATTATCCGCATAGACTCGTACTGGATAGGGAAAACTGGTTTAAATATCGTCAAGATCTTCGTGAACTTCCTAAAAAAGCTCGACCAACTTTAGATGATGATGGAAATCTCACCGGTGTCGTATGGCCTTCCATCCCTATACCCCAACCGTGATAACAGTATCTACACACTTAAAGAGTGTAGAAGTTACATATACATGGATAATCTTATTCAAATCATTCCAGTTCTCAATGAAGATGAAGTAAATGCTTTGAATACGTATACAGATAAAAACATTACATTTACTCGAAGTACAACATTCAATGGTGAAGTTACACAAATAGATTCGGGTCGAACGAGTACTGAATGTACTCTACCTGAAAACGAAGCTATTACCAAAATGGTACATGGAAAAATAAATGTAGCTCTCGACGAATATAAAAGAAAAATACTTCAAATACATCCAGGTTATAATAAACATCCCCTGCCTGGAGCCAATGACACGACATCGTGGCGAGAAGATATAAGGATAATTCAATACACGAAGGGGCAGCACTACGGATTTCATCACGATCAGGGGACTGTACAAGCGAGACGCGAGTATCACAGACAGGTATCGGTTATTCTGTATTTAACAGATGATTTTGAAGGTGGCGGAACGGCGTTTACTCATAAAACATTTAAACCTAAAAGGGGAGAGGCAATCATATTCCCATCGAATTGGTGCTATCTTCATCAGGGAAATCTGGTAACTAATGGGACGAAACGCGTAGCGGTTACCTGGTATTACGTAGATTCACGCATATAAAATGTAACACGTGATGTTTTGTCACGCGGTACATTCATGATACTTACTTCTTAACAGAGTCCATCGCAGCGAGTGCGAGAACCCCGACGATGAAAAACATGACAACATAGTTGCATTCCGTGGTTTCATCGATTACGGGCTGAGCCTTCACAACCTTCTTCTCTGGTACTTTTTCGAAATTTTCATCCACGACTTCCCGCTTTCGGAAATTCGTGGGGATTTCGAGTGGGTCATCGAAATCTATAGGGGCATACCCTATCATTTACTCTATGTTTACAAATTAATTTCAACCTTCTTCTTACGACCACGCTTAGCCTTCGCCGCTGGCATTTTGACTTCCTTCACTTCATCATCACCTTCATCTACAGCCCCACCCTCTGACACGATGTCAGATATATCGTCACCGTCATCGGGAACCTCGGGTGTATACTCGACGGATTTCTGTATGGGTGTTGTATTCATCGGGGGTGTTGGGGGCATCATGATACCTCCCATCAGACTGGAAATGTCGAGACCGGGTCCCTTCATCTCATATTTTTCACCATTGGACGCTGGAGGGGATGTCTGATTACTATTGGCCATGGTATTCTGAACCGCACTCATCATATTATTTACCAAATCGGGATTTTGTTTCATGACATCATTCATATTTGGCATGACCTGTTTGAACATACTGTTCGTGAGATGGAACATCATCGCACTTCCACCAAGCATCATGATGAGCTTGACTTCGGGGGCGATATTCATCTTCGTGCGGTATTTCACAAAAAGTTCTTCAAACACTTCATCGTAATCATCCTGTGTCTCCATGACATTTTCAGACCAGCCGTCAAGCTGAATATCGAATGGATTATACCGCTTGTTCAAGAACTCCAACCCAGTGACACACGCAATTAACATACGTCGGGAGAATTTAACAGATTTATCAACTTCGATACTGTACGTAATGCGTTTCACTTCTGTTCGGAGCTCATCCACGGGTGAATACGCATTCAGACGCTTGTTCACGTTAAACCCTCGCTTCTCTAAACGCCCGAGTTTGTTTACGAGGTCAGACTTCTCCTCGTCGATCGTTTTATAACCAGGTGAAGGAGTGTCTTCAGGTGGTTCCATTGGACCGTAGTCCATACCAGGACCATTATCATATGGGGTATCATCTACGTATTCTCCGTGATCGACAGGCTCTTCCATTCGAGGGGGTGCTGGAATATTTTGCTTCACTGGATTCGCGAATGCGTCAACATCTTCTTGAAACCCCATCGTAGGTTGAGGTTCACGACCTTGCATTCTTTGTATGACAGGTGGTGCGACTGTTCGTGGCCGTGTAAAATCTAATTGGATCTCATCCATCATAGCTTGTTCGTTATCATTTAACTTCATGACAGAGGTGTCCCCTCTGTCCAGAATAATTTCACCGTCCATTACTCTGTATAATGAAACTAATCTTTTCTCTTTAACGCACTTAATAAAAAAATGTCAGTACATAGTACATGAAACTCGATAAAACTAATCGGTCGACACTCAAAGCTATCGCTATCACGATCATATTAATTTTGATTATCGCCGCTTTATCCAAAGGTAGAGTGAGTATGTACC